ACCAGGCATTCGCAGCCGAGCTGCGATTGATCCCGGCGATGGTGTTGGTGGTTGACACAACCCACGAGTTCAGATCGTCCACGTCAATTGAGGTGTTCTGAGGAGAAGTGTGCCAGAGGGCGCGGGAGAGCTTCTGGAGGAAGCTGCCTGACGCGGTCTGGAACTTCGCCTTGATGATGTCGAGGTTGTTCGACCCACCGCGGTTGAGGATGATGTCTGTGATCGGAATCACGACAGGTTGCCGATACGGCTTCCATTGCTGGTTCGCCGGCTGCACGGAGTCCACGACCGATGTGTCGAGAAGCTGGTCGCCGTAGTACGCGCCGCCGGGAAGCTCTTCCTGATAGATTTCGGGGAAGATCAGTTCGCCGGCTCCAAAGCGTTTCCCTTCACGAGTCAAAGCCCAGAAAACTGGGCTCGGCTTGAAGACGTTGTCGCCGAGGACGGGGACGATAAATTTCTGGGAAATTGCATTGACGGTGTTCGAGAGCTGTACCGGCGGCGATGCGAGTCCCAGTCCAACCACGCTATTAGCCATGAGAGGATTCTCCTGGTCGGGCAAACGGGGGAGGTCGCCGACGGGGTTAAAGGTTAAAGTCATGGAAAGGGGCTAACCGCGCCCCCTCCAAAGAAACTCGAACTACTGCACCATTCCAAAACTCGTCGAACTCAGGGCCAACTTCATCACATCCTCGTCCATCGCAGCTTCAGAAATCACTTCATCGAAAGACTTGGACACGCGAGTCTTGTTGCCCTTGGCGTCAACACGTTCCTTGAATGGATCGAAATCACCATCCTTGGTCGGAGTTGTGTGGAGAGGATTGCGCGATTGAGGCGGCGTGAGTGTGGCCATCTTACTTCTGTCCTCAATCTCCTTGGTCAACTTGGTCTTTTCGGACGCACGCCACTCTTCCTGCTCGGCCTTCTTGCGCGCATCCCAAGTCAGCCGATCCACAGCGTCGGCGATCTTGAGGAAACCGTCCTTGTCCTGGAGCTTGTGCTCGGACGCGTATTTGTAAGCGGTCTCGTAATCGATCACAACGCCCTTCGGCAAGTCCTTGGTCGCCGAAGAGAAATCGGACTGGTAGGTGTCGTTCAAATATCGCCCGACCGACGTGTTGACGACCCCGGTGACCTTGCTGAGAGAATCAGTCAAAGCGGTCTTCAGAGAGTCGAACTGGGTGGGCAGAGCGTCCAACTTGGTGCGCATTTCGGCAAGAGCAGTGTCGCGCTGGGCGAGCTGCGCGCGCATCTCCTTGACCACAGGGCCGAGAAGCGGATCATCGGCGGACAAACCGTATTCAACCTGGGCGGCCTCGCGAAGCTGGATGTTGGTCGGCTGAGTAATAGCTGACGCGAGTGGAAGCCGCGGCGCAACGTGGACTTTACCTTGCTCGTCTTGCACAAGCCAACCGGCTTGCACCGCTTCTTGAAACTTGCTTGCGAAAGCTAACTCGGCCTGGCCGAGTGTGCTCTGCCGCTCTTCAATCTGGTGAGTCAAGGCTTGGCGCTCGGCGACGGGGAGAGCACGTATCTCGCCAACCTGAACCGTACTACCGTCAGGCAAGTTCAAAACCATATCATCAGCGTATTTGGCATTCGAGAGAATATCTTTGAGGGCCATGGGGGAGGTCTCCTTTGGGGTTATTGGCCGCCCATCCCGCTCATGCCGCCCGGTTGGCCGGCTGGGTTAGGGATGGCTGCATTGTTGGCTATGGGTCCAGCGGCAGCCGTAGTGGCCGCAGCCTTTTCCGCTTCTTGAATTGAATTGTCGAGGTACTTGACTACGTTGGCCAGATTGCGCGAAACACCAGGGATCGTAAATACGGCTCGTGTGTAAAGCGAGACAACGACCGACTTGATCGAAGTCAACGACTTTACCATCGCATCGGGGTCAGCGCCTTGAAGTTCCGCCAGTTGTTGTGAAAGCTGAAGCCCAGCGGGAGCAGTAGGGGGAGAATTGGGGCCGGGAGACGGAGGGCCGCCTGGACCAGAGGGGCCGCCAGGGCCGCCGGAACCAGGGGGACCGCCGGGGGCACCCGATCCGCCTCCACCGAGCATAGCCATGAGACCGCCTGGTCCTCCAGGTGAGGGAGGCGTAGGCCCACCGGGGCCGCCCGGCGCGCCTCCACCGGCGCCAGCCAGTTTACCGATCAACTGCCGCGCCATCATTTGTGCTAAGGCTGGATTTGCGGTTCCCATGAGAATCCTCTTCGCCGTGCCTGACTGTCCGTTCTACTTCTTGTCCGACCAGAATGCCTTGTCGCCACCTTCGGGGATCAGGCCAAGCGGGTCACGCGGCTGGGCGATAGGATTGTTGTACACGTCGGGGCCGGCTTCGTTGCCCGTTCTGCCGACGGTAAGGGGAGATTTCAGGATCTCGGTGTTGAAAGTGTTGCCTTGCGCTTCCTTGATCTTGGCCATTGCCGATGCTCCTCACTACTGGGTTCGTCATGCTTGGTTGATCTGTTCGACAGGCCGAATTACTTCCGGCCCGCAACCCGGCCTCTACGCCGGTCTACATTCCGCTTCATTCTCGGCACGGCCTTGTGTTCGTGCGCGCCTTCGGCCTTTTCCGACTTTACGCCGCTCTCGTTGCTGAATCTCGCCATGGTGAGTCTCCGTGATCCTGAGTTTGGGAGGCGGGCAAGACGACCGGCATTACTGCCCACCGCCCAGCCCACTTCCTGTCTTGCGCATCGAACGCTTTCGACGGAGAGGGCAGGGTTAGTCCCCCACCAACTCCTACCCGCCGTCGAACGGACCAACCCGGCGAACCAGATCAGTCCTACTTGCGAGCGGCGGTGCGCCGACGCCGAACGGATCGTCTTCCTCCGCGCTGTGCCATGCGTACCTCCTTCGCTCCGGGCGCTGGGACAAGCCACGCAGGACTTAACCTGAGATGACCGCCGAGCAGTTAAGAAGACGGGGCGCGAAGGCCAGCAGCGCCGTCTCCGGGATGAGTCAGGACCGTTTAGCAGACTTGGACTTCGATCTACCGACGATCTTGGCACGCATGTCGCGCATGAACTTCCGGGGCTGGCCAAAGTCCTTGACGACGCGGTGGGTTGTTGCTGGGGTTCCGGCCATCTGGATCAATCTCCTTCCGGGGAGGTTCGAGTACGCGACTACGACAAGCGGCAAGGTTCAGATCAGGAGGACGAATCCTCCCGCCTGATTACTTGCGTTTCTTTTCCTTGCGGACGTGACGCTTTGCCATGATGTTCTCCTTTGCGCAGACGCAAGCCGAAGCCTGTGAAAGTGCGATTAGGGAGAGAATAGCCTAGGAGAGAGAGGAATGGAAGCCCCACTGAGTAACACTAAGATAAAGGAATGAGTGCTTTAGATTAGGAATTTAGAAAACGTTTTGTATAAAAACCCGGCCTGAACGTAGTTTGCTACCTCGAAACTGAAACGTCGGTATCCCAAACTCGGCAAGCGTTCCGCGCTCAATCCAGGTGTAAACCGTGTGTGCGGGTCGGCCCATCAAGTGAGAAAACTCAGAGACAGTCAACCAATGGGCGCGCCACGGGCAAGAAGGAACAGCGCGGGCGGAAGTGGCGTGAACGGGAGCGATCTGCGTGGGTTGCTGCTTAGGCTGCACACTCATAACCGCTGCTGCCATTCCGGTATCCACCTTTCTCATTTCCTGCCCGACCTGACCTTGGCCAGCGCGGCCAAAGCCTGTGAAGTCTGCTGCTCTTGTGCGATCCCCTCCGGGTCGGGGTAACCTAGTGTCCGAAGCCCGCGCTCCGGCCCGACCACGCCGGATTTCATCAGGTCAGGAGTGATCTTGCGGACGATAGCCTCAGAGAGGGGCCTCACACTCGCCTCGTCCAAAGCTACGTCGTAAGTAGTGGGATCGATCTGACCGTTCCAAGCCGCGAGAGTGATCCCCTCCGGCCCGCGGTAAGGTAGAGTGGTCTTCTGCTGGTACTTGCACATCGTATCGAAGAAAAACTCACCCGCCATCTGCGCTGTTTCAGAGAGAAACCGACCAGCGAGCTGAAGCAAACCAGAAGACTGAAGAACGGCGCTGTCGAAGAGATCGGTCGAAACGTTCCCGGCGCCGGGGTTGCCCTGGCGCGAAGCTGAAAACCCAAGCACGTCGTTCTGAAGCGAGAGCAGCTTTTCCGCGCCTTGAAGCGCGCCGCCGCCGATGGCCTGGGGCGTAATCGGCTGCGGCGGCTTGCTGCCCGGCTTGGTCATCACCACTTCGCCCGGCAGCCCGCCAAACCCGTCTATGTCGATCCCGGTATTCTCCTCAATCACCCAAAGCGCGTTGTTCATGCGCAGCCCGTTCTCAAAAATCTGCGAATAGAACCTCTGTGCAAGGCGCTGCATATTTTCGGTCATGCGCGTGACAGGAATGCCCCACGGGCCGAAGAGCGGAGGAAGAACGTAGTTGGGGAAAAGAGGGAAGCGCGGTGCGTTGATGTCGCGACGACGCGGGTACGGGTTGTCGCCATCTTGCAGGATCACCCCTTCACACTCAACAAGCCAACGGCCGTTGGGGTATTTGAGCCGGACTTCAGGATCGATAAGGGATGTGGCCGGCACGTCGTCTTTCTCGACGGTCTCGCGCGTGTAATCCCGGCAGAAACAGTGCCGGACCAGGACGCGCCACTCGGATGTCTGTGTTTTAGAATTCTGCCCAGAGAGTCCAGGCATCGAGGACATCGGCCCTTGAGGCTGCGAAATACCGTAACCGGAATCGCCGGAGAAAGGTTGGAAGCCCCCGGATGTATGCCTCGGCTTGATTGCACGCGATGTCTCCGGCCATTTCAGCCTGACATCTTCGAGATTCATCCATGTGCCCCAGCCGGCGTAAGAAGGGTTCCAAGTGTAATCGGTGCCTGGGTCGAAGAAAACAAGACGGGGATCGATGCTGCGCGCCCACATCCCGCCGCGGGCGCGGGAAAGATCTGGGTCAAACCCAGAGACGATCCAGCCGGCGCCGCAGTAGCGCGCCGTCAGCCCAGCCATCAGCAAGTGCAAATTCATTTTGCTGATCTGCCACTGGGCCTGAAGAGAGACTTCGCGCGCAAGATCCCGCGCAGAAGTGGAGGGAAGGGAAGAATCGGCCTGCTGTGCGCCTTGGTAGGATGGGTCGGACGATCCAGCGGAAGGGAAAATGTACATCCGGGGGGAGAGATTAGAGACCTGATTAGCTTCCTCCAGCATAATCCTCTGGAGCATTGGAATCGAAAGTGAGGGCCGGTAGGCGGGGCCGGGGGTCATCGCGTCAGCGAAATTGTAGAGTTCTTCGGCGTTTTTTGCAAACGATTCACCGAGGGCGCGATTGCGTGCAGAATCAGACGCCTCGCACCACTCGGCTATGTGCCTCGCGCGTGGGTCGATTGACTCCTGCTTCTGGGACTTGCGCGCGGCGCCGATAAAAACCAGATTGCTCATCTAAACCCCTGTCCGTCTACAGAATAGCACCGCTTCGGCGAATCAGGTCAGCAAAACGTCAATCAGTTGCGAACTCGTGCCGTAAAGCTGGTATTGGCTCGCGTCCACCTGCATCCCTGCAAACGGTCCGATTGTGTGCTTGGACCCGGATACTCCGGCGGCCAAAAGCTGAACGCCTTTAGTCGAAGAAACCGTAGAGTCGCCAAGTCTACAGACCGCAGCAGCGTTGTTCTGGACATCCATCTGGTTGCAATATGTCGGCGTAGTTGCAATCTGAGTTGCACCTGCGCCGAGAGTGACTTGAATCGAGCGTGCTGTGGGCATAGTAAATCAGCTCCTTGGAACAGCGCGGCGCACATTGCCGCGAGAGGTTGGCGGACGGACAGGTTGGCGAGCGGGTACAGCGCGACGCACAACTCCGTCTATAGTATCAGGCGGAGTCATTACCCGGACATCAGTTTGATCGGGGAGGGCCTTGCGAACGACCTTGGGCGATGCTGCCATAGAGAACTAACTCCTTCTGCGAGTACGTCGAGATTGGGACTTCTTTACCACGGAGTTCGCGCCTCTGATCGCGCGGACATCGTCGCCAGTTCGCTTGAGAATAGCGTTGGCTGTCGCCGCCCACTGGCGCTTACGCTTCGGCGACTTGGCGGCAAGGTCATGCTTGGCAGCGTCGCTGGCTTTCCAGGGCATGAAGAACTATCCCCGCTTCCCGATGTGGCGCTTGGAAGACTTTTTCTCTTTCCGCTCAGCCACGCGGGCGGCCTTGCGCAAAAAGGAAGGCGGGTGAGAACGGCCTTCTTGCTCAGGTGTTTCTTGACTCTCAGGTGTGCAGCGTTCGTGCTTCATCTACGACCTCCTACTCTGGGGTGACGGCGACGGGCGCGGCCACGGGAAGGCCCGCGCAGAGATTGGGCAGCGGGGGCGGTACTACCGTCCCCCGCATCGGCTGTGCCGGACTGCCCATCTCGATGATCTGTTTTCTTTTTCGAGGACTTGGATGAACCGCCGAGGGCAGTTCGAGCGTGCTCCAGGGCGTCGTCCACGCTGGAAGCTACGCGGCGCACCATGCGCCCGGACTCGTCTTTCTTACTGGATCGCTGGTGGTGTCTGACAACGAAGCCGTTATCAGCCGGTTCGATGGTGACTTCGGGAGGGGCGTCGGAAATGGAAGATGGGTCAGAACTAGCCATTACGCACGACCTGACTTTCTCGCCTTGGCCTTCCGCTTTCCACCACGCTTGGAGGAGGAAACACGATGCGGGGTGGAAACCGGCTCACCGCCGCCGGAGCGACCGGGCGGGCGGGCATCAGCGTGATAGTTCTTCCGAGGATTCTCAGGCTGATCGGGGGCGAAATAGCCGGGAGAAGTGGTCTGAAACTTTGGCCGCGCGGTGTTGGACAAGAGGTTGCCTCCTCAAGACAGAGTGCTAGGGGAAGGATAACGCAAGAAAGACGAAAGAGAAGGCGAACGGAGTAACACTAATTGGCGCTTGACATTTTGATAAGTTTGCAATAAACTCTGGATACTATGTCTGAAGGCCCCCGCCCTTTAACCTACTTGTCCGTCTGTTCTGGAATTGAAGCAGCCTCAGTTGCTTGGCACCCACTCGGTTGGCGGCCTATCGGCTTCGCTGAAATCGACAAGTTTCCTTCTGCCGTCCTCGCTCACCACTACCCGGAGATTCCCAACTATGGCGACTTCACGAAAATCACGCTCGACGATCTCCCCTCCCGCCCTGACATCCTCGTTGGCGGAACTCCGTGCCAGGATTTTTCCGTTGCTGGACTCCGAGCTGGACTGGACGGTGCTCGTGGCCAACTTACAATTGAATTCGTTCGACTTGCTGAACGTCTGCGGACCAGATGGCTGGTATGGGAGAACGTCCCCGGTGTCTTGTCTGCCGACGGAGGACAAGCGTTTGGAACCTTCCTTGGGGCGCTGGGGGAAGTCGGGTATGGGTTCGCCTACCGAATTCTTGACGCTCAATACTTTGGAGTTCCCCAGCGGCGCCGCCGCGTCTTCCTTGTCGGACATCTTGGAGATTGGAGACGTGCCGCAGCGGTACTTTTTGAGCGCCAAAGCCTGCGCGGGAATCCTCCGCCGAGCCGAGAAAAGAGGGAAAGCGCTACCTACGACGTTGCGCCTTGCGTTGGAGCAAGTGGCCGAGGATTCGACCGGCCCGGAGACCCTCGCGGCCAGGGCTGCCTCGTTCCTTCTGTCATAAGAGAGAGAGGTATCTCACCCTCTGACTTGCCACCAGAGCAAAATGGGCGACCCGACAACGGACAACTACGTGATGACTGGGGGTTTCTTTGACCGCCCTAATGTAGCGCCCACGCTTCGCGCTGGAGGAAACCGCACCGGAGGGGATCGGCCCTACGGAACTGATGTGGACACCTGCGATAGCCTCCAAGTCACCCACAGCCTCCGCACTGAAGGATTCGACGCCTCGGAAGCTGGGACAGGGCGCGGGACACCGCTAGTGCCGGTTGCTTACCGCACGAATGCCGCTGGGCAGGTAGACTCTCAAGGTGATCTATCGGCAGCGCTTACTTCGCAGACCGACCCTTGCACACAATTCCTCACCTACGCCATCCAAGAGCGCGCCATCTGCGAAAATCCCTTGGCTGGTCCCGACGGCATCGGAGTCAGAACCGACGACCAGGCTTATACAGTCGAGGCGCGACAGGTTCCGCAGGCAGTTGCCTTCGTCCAAAACACCCGTGACGAAGTTCGACTGATGGGCGGAGACGGACAAAGCATCGGCGCTCTGGCCGCAGAGCCGGGAATGAAACAGCAGTGCTACGTCGCCTTCAACCCCCGTGGCCGCGAAGGCGGCTCACTTCCTGAGCTGGCTCCTGACAACCAATTGAGTCTGCGTGCGGCCAGTGGCGGCAGTTCAAGGAGCTATGTTGCGTTGCATCATCCCTTAGAGTATAATGGTTTGAATGGGCGCACACTTGAAACCGACTCCGTTACGATTCTGCGAGTCCTGCGGAAAGAAATTGGAGAGACACCGTTTACCGAATGGGGAACTGGAGTGCTTGACTTCATTCGACAAGAAAAAATACTGCAACCACAATTGCTTCGGAAAAGCAATCGAAGCCAAGCCGAAGCTGACAAAAGTGGGCTGGATGGCATCACATCGCAGAGCAAGGAAAATTTGCCCGAATGGGCCTTGTACGCGTTGCGGGTCTCCAGAGAACGTGGACGTTCACCACAAAGACGAAAACTGGCAGAACAATACTCCAGAGAACTTGGAGAGACTTTGTCGAAGTTGCCACATGAACGGGCATCACGCTCCGCGTTTTTGCATTGTCTGTGGCAAGCCTCAGAAGGGCTTGGGATACTGCGGCAAGCATTATCAGCGATTCAAGAAATGGGGCGATCCTCTAATCCTCAAGGACAACCAGTTTGTTTCTGCGAGGAAGGAGACGGAACCGAACCCTCAGAGGGTATGCTTGGTTCCGGAGTGCAGTCTGAAATATCACGCACACGGCTATTGCAGCAGACACGCGATGCAAAAGAGGCGCGGAAAACTTCTGTGATCGGAGGTCAGGGGTCAGCCATGCAATTCCGTCGGCTGACCCCGCTTTAGCTTGAGTGCTGCCGTTTACAAGGATTTCCCGACGATTACCTCGATATAACTCTCAATGGCAAACCTGCCGCGGACGGAAATAAGTACAAAGCCCTTGGGAATAGCATGGCCGTCCCTTGTATGGCTTGGATCGGCAAGAGGCTACAACTCGTCGATCTCTTCTCCTAGTTCC